CGTCTCCCGGCACCTCCGGTGGGGTCGAGCTTCCTCCCTAGCTCCCCCACCGTCATTATTTGGGAGAAGGGGGCATAATGACAGACAATATAATTCAATTCCCAAGTACAAATCCGCTTGACGAAGAAGCCGAGTTGGACCCAAAAGAAATGATGTCTGTTATTCAGGAGGAAGTGGAGATGACTGAAGCCATGGTTATAGGATGGACCGAAGAGGGAAACCTTTTCATGGCTACGTCTCATGGCAGGGCGCCAGACATGGTGTTTTTGTTAGAGTTGGCAAAGTCAGTATTGATGAACAGATGCGTTTCTGATGGCTAAGTCTGCAACAGTATCGGTAATGGATAAGATATCCAAACTGCCGCCTGACCAAAAGCAAGAGATAATCGAGCTTCTTGAGGAGCTTGAGGAAGCCAAGCAAAAAGAAAACTCCAGAACGGACTTCCTAACATTCGTAAACAGGATGTGGCCATCGTTTATTGGTGGGCGACATCATGGAATCATGGCGGATGCATTTGAGCGAGTAGCCAATGGAGAGCTAAAGCGCCTGATTATCAACATGCCGCCCCGACATACCAAGTCTGAGTTTGCCTCATATTTGTTTCCAGCTTGGTTTTTAGGCAGATACCCAGAAAAGAAAATCATTCAAACAGCGCATACAGCCGAACTTGCTGTTGGATTTGGCCGTAAGGTCAGAAACCTAATCAACCAAGAGGACTTCCAAGAGGTATTCCCCGGAATAAACCTATCATCTGACTCAAAGGCGGCTGGTCGTTGGAACACAAACAAGCGAGGTGATTATTTTGCTATTGGTGTTGGTGGTGCAGTCACTGGTAAGGGCGCTGATGTCCTCATTATTGATGACCCGCACTCGGAGCAGGAGGCGGCACTGGGGGCTTACAACCCAGAAGTGTACGACAAAGTGTACGAATGGTACACATCAGGACCGCGACAGCGTCTGCAACCGGGCGGAGCAATCATTGTAGTGATGACAAGATGGTCTGTTAGGGATTTGACAGGCTCAATCATGAAATCCGCAACTCAAAGGGACGGCGCGGATGAGTGGGAAGTAATCGAACTTCCGGCAATTATGCCATCTGGTGACCCGTTGTGGCCTGAGTTCTGGCCGCTGGACCAATTAGAGGCACTAAAAGCTGAACTTCCCGTATCAAAGTGGTCTGCCCAGTATCAGCAAGACCCAACTTCGGAAGAGGGAGCGCTAATTAAGCGAGAATGGTGGCAAGAATGGGAAAGCGACAGTCCGCCACCGTGCGAAGCAATCATACAAAGCTGGGATACTGCGTTTTTGAAAACGCAACGAGCTGACTACTCTGCCTGTACAACATGGGGAGTGTTTCATTACCCCAATGAACAAGGCGAAACAGTGCCTAATCTCATACTTTTGGATGCATACAAGGAAAAGTTAGAGTTTCCAGAGCTAAAGCGAGCCGCATATGAAAAATATTGGGAATATGAGCCTGACCAGATGGTTGTGGAGAAAAAAGCCTCTGGTGCGCCTTTGATTTTTGAATTACGAGCTATGGGAATACCTGTCACGGAGTTTACACCATCGCGCGGACAGGATAAGATAGCTAGAGCGAATGCGGTCAGTGATTTATTTGCTTCCGGTGTCATATGGGCGCCGCCTACAAGATGGGCGGAGGAAGTTATTGAAGAATGTGCCGCATTTCCTGCGGGGGAACATGATGACTTGGTTGACTCTACCACCCAAGCTCTACTGAGATTCCGACAGGGAGGGTGGATTAGAAGCTCAATGGATGAATGGGATGACGAACCAAGTTACAAAAGACCAGTGGAATATTACTAAAACCTTCGTGTTGCGATATGTTGTTCACGCTGAAGTGGATAGCTACAAGCAGAAGGGGTGGAAGGTGGTCAATGACCTCTCAGACTCCCACCATGGTAGATATTCTGTTATTATGCAAAAACCAGACGAATTACAGGATTGATTGATATGGCTGTCGAAAAACAAATGTCCCCTGCTGACTTGGATGTAGAAGATACAGAAGAAGTTCAAGTTGAGGTAGTAAACCCAGATGCAGTCGGCATTTCTGTTGATGGCGAATCTATGGTAATTGATTTTACTGGCGAAATGGCCGAGGACATCATTGGCCCAGAGCATGACGCCAATATTGCTGAATATATTGATGAGGCTGAACTTCAGTTTATTGCATCAGAGCTTGTGGATGATTTTGTTGCAGACAGACAGTCCCGCAAAGAGTGGGCGCGTAGTTATGTTAAAGGCCTAGACCTCCTTGGAATGAAAATTGAAGAGCGCACCCAGCCATGGGCAGGCGCCGCTGGCGTGTTTCACCCAGTATTGACTGAAGCAGTTGTAAGGTTTCAGGCACAGGCAATGGGGGAATTGTTCCCCGCTTCTGGACCAGTGCGTACCAAAATTCTTGGCAAGCGCGACCCAGAAAAAATGGAACAAGCGCAACGTGTTGAAAACGAAATGAATTATCTTCTCACTGAGGAGATGACTGAATATCGTGATGAGACAGAGCAGATGCTTTTCAGGCTTCCGCTTGCTGGCTCCGCATTTAAGAAAGTTTATTACGACCCAATCAATGAGCGCCCAGCCGCAATGTTTGTCCCAGCAGAGGATTTCGTTGTTTCCTATGGTGCCGCTGATTTGGCAACGGCTCCACGTTACACCCATGTAATGAAGAAGACGCCCAATGACATTATCGAACTTCAGGTTAATGGCTTTTATCTTGATGTTGACTTGCCTGACCCAGAACCAGATTACTCAGATATCCAAGAAAAGTACGATGAGATTGATGGCGAAACCGCCGTTCTGGAGGATGATGACAGACACACCATCCTTGAGGTTCATGCTGACTTGAATTTACCTGAACCATTTGAAGACCCAGATGGTATTGCTCGCCCATATGTTGTGACAATCGACAAGTCCAGTTTGACAATACTGTCTATTAGGAGGAACTGGTATGAAGACGATATTAAAAAGCGTAAAAGAGCGCACTTTGTTCACTACCGCTACTTGCCGGGACTTGGGTTCTATGGAACGGGTCTTATTCATCTTATTGGTGGTCTTGCTAAAAGTGCCACAAGTATTCTTCGTCAACTCATTGATGCGGGTACACTTTCTAATCTCCCCGCTGGTCTTAAAGCTCGCGGACTTCGTATTAAGGGTGACGATTCGCCTCTCATGCCGGGTGAGTTCCGCGATGTTGATGTACCGGGTGGTGCAATTCGGGACTCGATTGCATTCCTTCCTTACAAGGAGCCATCATCGGTATTATATCAACTTCTCGGAAACATCGTGGAAGAGGGGAGACGGATTGGCTCCGTTGCTGATGTACAAGTTGGAAACCTCAACCCACAAGCTCCGGTCGGAACTACGCTCGCGTTAATGGAGCGCTCAATGAAGGTTATGTCTGGTGTGCAAGCTAGACTACATGCCACATTGAAAAAAGAATTAAGAATACTAGGTAAGATTGTAAGGGACTACATGGGTCCATCATACGCCTATGAATTAGATGAGGATTTTAGCAGACAGGAGGATTTTGATGATAGGGTTGATATTATTCCAGTGTCCGACCCCAACGCGGCCACCATGGCGCAGAGGGTTGTGCAGTATCAAGCCGCTATGCAACTTGCTCAACAAGCTCCGAATCTCTACGACATGGGTAAGCTCCATCGCCAGATGCTCGAAGTGCTTGGCATCAAAGACGCGGAACAAATCGTAAAGCTCCCTGATGACATTAAGCCAGCTGACCCTGTGACAGAAAACATGGCGATGCTAAAGCAGGAGCCTGTAAAAGCGTTTAAGTATCAAGACCATGAAGCGCACATTCAGGTACACCTTGCCGCCGCGCAAGACCCTAAGTTGCAAGAAATCATTGGGCAGTCACCTTTCGCTGGCGCTATTCAAGCGGCTCTATCAGCACACGTTACTGAACACGTTGCATTCCAATACCGCAGAGAGATTGAGAAGAATCTTGGTGTCGGTATGCCGAATGAAGACAAGCCGTTGCCAGAAGATGTGGAAATTGAGCTTTCTAGGCTTGCGGCTCAAGCGGCAGAGAAACTGCTACGCAAAGACCAAGCAGAGGTTGCACAGCAACAAGCTATGAAGCAACAGCAAGACCCGCTTACTCAAATTCAACAGCGTGAGCTTGCTCTTAAAGAAGCTGAGTTTGAGCATAAAAAGCAAATTGATGTAGCAAAACTTCAGACTGATGCTCAGTCTAAGATGGCTAATCAGGAACTTCAGAAAGAACGTCTGGAGTCTGAGGAGCAACGTGAGGGCGCGCGACTTGGCGTCAAAATAGCAACCGAAACCGACAAGGCTCGCAGAGAAGACGTGAAGCAAGGAATTGAGCTTGGTCGGGAAATAGCAAGGGATTTAACGGAGACAAATGAGTGACCCAATCTTATCGGTAGTAAAAGACCGAATCAGAGTGTACTTAAACGACATAGCTGACCATATGGCCTCTGGAGGATGCGAAAAGCACGAGGACTATATTCGCCTTGTTGGCAAAGTAGAGGCTCTTGCTCTTATTGAGAGAGATATACTTGATTTAGAGCAAAGGCTTGAAGACGCCTAGGGTTCCGTAACGGAATTGTTTGCGTTATATTGTTTATGTGGAGACTTTCAAGGGCTGAACCCTTGCGAGGTACTGTGAACCTGAATCACTGCAAAAAGGAACAGAAATGTATTCTGCTGAAAAAACGGTTGACGATGATGTCGCCCGCAAAGTGCCAGACCCCTCTGGCTATAAACTCTTAATAAAACCACTTGAGGTTAAAGAAAAAACAGATTCCGGCATTTACATGCCAGATGCACTGAAGAGCGCGGAACAAACCGCATCAGTCATCGGGTTTGTAGTGAAGGCTGGGCCAGACGCATACAAGGACACTGAAAAGTTTCCTAATGGCCCTTACTGTAAAGAAGGTGACTTCGTAATTTTTCGCTCTTATTCCGGCA